AGCAGCTCTTCGAGTTGGCGCTCCATTTTGTCGACCTTGCGATCCATGTCCTGGACTTTTAGCCAGAGCACGCCGTACTTCACCAGGACGATCTCGTTCCCATCCGCCATGACGTCAGCCTCCAACATCAAAGGCCTTGGCCTGGGGTGACGTAAACGGTAGTGGCCGAGGAGGCCAGACCGCTGAAGAACGTGTCCTTGTTGAAGCGCAGGATTTCAACTGCACCAGGCACAAGAACGACGGCAGGCGAAGGGTTTCCAGCCACTGGAGCCACGGCATTGGCTGTTGCCTCTGCTGCGCTTGCCCCAGTGCCCAAGAACACGGTGTTTGTGCCAGCGTTCACAAAGCGATACTGGCCAGCGTTCTGAGGATTGAACTTCTCGTAGACAGGAGCTTGGACGCCAGCAGGCGCGACAGCTGCAGCCGCAACGACGATGGTTTCGCCTTGTGGATTGAATGCGATTTGTGAATTGGTGGACATGGTTTCTCCTTAAATTACAAAATGATTTCCGAGCCATCTTCTTGCAGAAGAGCGCCGCCATTTTCAAGAAGCAACACCCCATACAAGACAATTTGACTTTGCAGCGGAACAACTTTAGGTCTCGATGTTATCCAGCTGATGATGCCTGTCGTAATCGATGAGCGTACAGCTTTAAGCATGACTTTTACCTTTTCAGTCTCTTGTCAAGATTAAAGTGCGGAAATCACAAAGGCAAGCAGTTCTTCGTAACGGATACCGAATCTATCACCTGCAACTTGTGTCTGTGTTTTTTCACCAGTGTCGACAGTTGCGGTTTTCTCGTTACCTTCTTCATCAACAGTGACCTCTTGACGATACACGGGAGAGAATTCATCTTCCCACTTGTCGTAGCAGAACAGCGCGTAATCTTCAGGGTTCAATCCATTTGCAATAAATGCAGCTTGAACTTCCTGAGCAATCACGCCAAAGTGAATACGAGCCTTGTCGCCTTTTGCTTCAACAGCATCTTTGAAACGAAATGCCTTGAGCAATTTTTTGATATCTTGCGCTGTCAGTTTTTCAGCTTCAGACAGGTCACGAATGTCCTGCTTGTGTCGTGCGTCAGATGTGTTAATCGTGCCAGTGGCTGCGTACACTGTTGACCAGCGGTTTCCTGCTGTTCCGAGGGTGTAGGCGTTGTCGGTAGCTGGCCCGAATGCGGTGCCCGATGAAAAGTTCCTGTCTGCACCGCCTGCAAATAGTATCGCGGCACCACTAGAAGCAACGCGAACACCAGCGCCAGAATAAGCGCCACCGCAGGTCAAGACAACAGCAGCAGAACTACCACCCTCAATACCTAGTGCTGGGTCTGATAGCCACCCTGTCGGATAAAAACCAAAACCCGCCACGTTACTGAGCGCACCCGCACCGTTGCCATAAGGGATTCGATTGCTTGCGAGAGTGGCCAACCCTGTGCCACCACTACCGACAGCCAAAGGGGTTGTCGTCAAAGACAAAGAAGCTGCGCTTACAGCGCGTCCAGCAGTCAAATCAGAAACTGCGACTTTTTTCGTCACGCCACTTTGTACGACTGGCACAAGTTCTGTGCCAGCAAGTGGTGTCGTTGATGCTGGTAGTGCTGAAATTTTTGCGTCTGCCATGATTTGACCTTTCAATTAAGCGCGGTTCACAGGAACCCAAGTGAAAAACGGTGGCCCTGCTACAGCAGACCCGACATAGAGAACAGGTGTGCCAGCAGAGCCATAAATTGGGAATCCCTTTTGTTTGTAGGTGTCGTTAGGGTTTCCAAAGACTGGTGCTGTATTTGGGTTAGCGTCAGTTCCGAAAACGGTCAGGTCAGACTTGTAATACCAGCTTGTCCCACCAATGCCTGTCGTCGAATAATCTGCTGCCTCAATGCTGCCAGACACATACAAATTTACGCCGGTATTGTTGGATTGTTGATTCCACAAGTGAGTGTTGTATGCGCCAACGGTGCAGTCCACCATTTCACCGTAGAACGGGAAAGAACCACTGCCACCAAAGACCATTCCGGTGTCACAGTTGATAAAGCAGTCGTTCATCGAAACGTAACCGCCTTGAAGACACGCAACAGCTGCATCAAAGCTAATGTCAAAATAGCAGTCTGAAATTTTTGCCTTATGGTCACTGCTGTTGCCAGCCGTAAACTCAAGCGCGTAAAACGTAGGGCCAAGGTTTGACCCTGTGGCAATGCCAAATCGGCAGTTGTTTATCATCAAGTTTCTGAAATCCTCTGCGTACACCAACAGCGAAACCGTGCCTGTGGATGTTGCGTTGGTGTACAAGAAACTGCAATTGTCGAATCTCAAATCCTCAGAGAATCGAATCTGTCTCAAGTTCGCACCACCGACCAGAATGAATGCAGAATTCGAGATATTTAGAATGGCCGCCCCAATGCTTTGAATGTTGAATCCTGCATACTCAGAAACATCACCGTAGGTTATGTTTGTGATGGTGACGCGGCTCTGGTTTGGCACGGAAACATCAAAACACGCGTTGGTTTCAATATTGCTTAGTGTTCCTTGTGTGTAGTAAGTCCCACCAAAACCTGGGCCATCGATTTCAAAGTCAATACCACGAGACTTGACTGTGCCGCGAATGACTAAATTGTTGACCCTGAACTTCGTATAGCCACCAGTCAACACAAAGCCGCCACGAAAGCAATTGCTTACGAAACAGTCATTCACTGCAACATCGACGTTGTGGTAAACGCTGATGGCATCCGCAACGCAATTGATAAGTGTGCAGCCCTCAACAATAGCTCGCAATCTTCCGGCCTTCGCTGCATCTCCGACAAGAAAAATCAGGTGTGATTGCTCTTGCTGATATGCGTCATATGCGCCTTGATTGTCGCGGTTTCCATCAATAATCAAATCAAGGAACTGAACTGGTGGACTGTCGTAGCTTTCAGACCAAACGGTAGTAGCATCGAAAGTGAAAGTCCTTGTGAAGTTCGGCTGGTTTGGTGGTCGCTTGATTACTGCTGCGCCATTTCCCTGAAAAATTATTCCAGCATAAGCATTGACCATAGTGATCATGTATGTGCCAGTGGGAAAGAAAATCGTTCCACCACCAGTTGCATGAACGGCATCAATTGCTGCTTGCAATGCAGCAGTGTCGTCGGTCACACCGTCACCCAAAGCACCGAAGTCCTTAACGCTTACGTATTGCGCGAGTTTCTCTTCGACATTTGTAGAAACGGCATTGCTGTACGGTGGGTCATAAACAACATTTTCAGCATTAATGCTGAGCACGACATCGCTGTAACGCTCAGTCGCAGCAGGTGCGCTGTAAACCGTGCTGCCGTTTTTGTTCATCACGCGGATGCTGTAGTCGCTGTTGACGTACAAGCGCCCAGGCGTTCCGTTGCGTGATGGGTAGCCGTTGAGTGTGCGGATGGGCTGGGCTGCTGAGATGGTCAGAGCAGCATCCCAATAGACGTTGATGGGGTTGCCTTGGGGATCAAGGTTGGCCGCGCCAATCCAGATGTAACCGTTCTCCAATGGCAAGCCGTCCGTCTCGGTAAAGATCGGGTAGGTTGGCTGGATGCTGAGTGCGGACATTTACTGGTTCTCCTGGATGGTGGATTGTCGCTCAAGGCTGCACTGGTGGCAATGCGTTGAGGGCTTCATTGATTCTGGCCTTGGTGCGCCCTTCCTGACGCATCTTGATGATCTGGCGCAAGCCAGAGGCCACTGGCAATGGCAGGCCTGTGAGTGCGCCTGTGGCCCCAGCTTCTGCCATGGCTGCGAGAAGCGTGCCTGCTGTGCCTGAGCTGTTGACCAATGTGCCTGGTGGCACTGTGGTGACGTAGCGCACCACGTCGTCGAGATCACGCACGATCTGTGCGTTTTTCTTTCCCAGAATGACATCGAGTCGGCCATTGGCGTCGAGAGCCTGCACAGACTGGTGCAGCTTGGCCGGTGAGATCAATGGACGGTCTTGTGAGTCCATGCCCATGCCTTTGGTAGCCTCGTCTCTGAGGTGGCGCACGGTGGCCCCTTGCAGCTCTTTGAGGGCTTGCTGGCCATCTTTGCCACTGGTGACCAAGACACGCTTCAAGAACGTGATTTCCTCTGGCGACGAGTTCAGAATGGACTTGCGGAAAACTTGGTCGGCTGCGACCTGGGGATCTTCCATGCCTTTGCGGTTCTTGATGAGACGGGCAACGATGGCGCGGTTCTCGAACTTGCGTGCCTGGTCGATGCGAGTCTGGCGGGCTTTCTTGTAGAGGTCGCCTCCCATGCCTTCGGTCTCAGCATCAAAGACCCGGCGCAAGCTGCCGCCGTGAAACTGGTCTGCACCTTCAAAGCCTGCACGCTGGAATGTCTGACGCAGGCTTTCGGCCTGGCGCAGTGTGATGGGCTGGGCCACCAGTCTTCCGTCTGCGTCTGGGGCTGCTGCACCGATTGCGATGGCCTTCTGCTGGGCTGCCTTGAGGACAGGGGCCAAATCGCCCTCTGGGATGTTCTCGTTGATGTAGTCCACCACCGAGGTGAGGGTGACGTTGTTCTCCAGCTCGCCAGCTTTTTCGGCTGCTTTGTAGGCTGCGCGAGTCCGGTTCTTGGCTGCTGTGAGGCCTTCGGTCAAAGACTTGACGACAGCGCCGCCCGTGGACGACAAGTCCATGAGCTGGGCGTCTGTCATATCGACCAGGGCGTCGAAATTCTGCAAGGCTTGCAGGTTGTTTTCCTCAGCACGCTGGCGCAAGGGTCCACCCAGATCACTCTTGATCTGTTCCTTCTCGAATGCAAGTTGCTGTGCGTCCCTGGTGGCCGCGCCTTTGGTGAGGGTGACTGGCACTGGCAGGCTTTCTGCCGTGGTAGCGCGTCGCATGGCCTCTGGTGTGGCTGCCGCACCACCAGATACCCGTGCACCGGCTGCTGGGGCTGTGGTGGCCACGGCTGGGGTCTCCATGCCCAAGGTCTCGCGCACGGCTGTGGTGGCCGCCTGCACTGGCCTTGCGATGGCTTGGCCTGTTGCTGTGGCTGCCCGCTGGCCTGCTGCTGTTCCGATCTGACGGGCCGCGCCTACGGTTGGGGCTGCGATGCGTGCTGCTTGCATGACTGCGCCTGGGGCTGCGATTGCAGGTAGGACTGGTGGCAGGACGTTGGCCAGGACTTGGCCAACGGCTTGCACCTGTTCCTGGCCAGCTTGGGTGCGTGGCTGGTAGGTGAGCGCCTGTGCGCCCTTTGCCGCGGCTTGCTCGACTGCACGCATGGCTTCTGGCGTGCCGAACTGACCGGAGAGGATCTGCTGGGACAAGCCCTGGAGAGTTCCGGCCAAAGTGCCGAGCGTGCCACCGACTGCGCCAGTGCCAAGGGTCAGGGCTGTTTCACCAGCACCGACAATTTGCTGGCCGATGCCTGGTTCTTGTGGTAATGGTGCGTTCTGCTGCTGGAAGGTGGCCGTGTTTTCTTCTGCTTTGGCAAGCTGATAGGCCTGCGCCACGGTGTCGAACTCAGGCGTTCCGCGCTTGGCGGAATTCTTGACGATCCAGGCTGCGTATTCGTCGGCTGTTGCCATTAGCGGCCCCCTGCAAGGATTGCGTCAGCTTGTGATCGGATGTTTGCTGCCGGAGCTGCTGGTCGTGGGGTGCGATCTGTGGGGATCTGCTCGACCAGCGGGGTTTGGGTGGCTGGGTTGTAACGCTTGCTGACGTCTTGCACGACGCGCTGTGTGAAGTCGTTAAATGACTCTCCCGGCTTGGTGGCGTAGTCGCCAGCCTGGAAGGTGTTTCGTGCACGGGTCAACACGCCGTTGTTGTTGGCCAGCCAATCTGTCTTGGCGTTGGCCACAGATGCCTCGATGTCTTGCATCTTTCCCATGCCACGCAGGAAACTGGCCATGGTGCTGGCGTTTGCGTTTTCTGGTGGGATGCCCTTCAAAGCAAGCTCGATGTCCTTGTCGGTGGCCACGCCTGGTGGCAATGACTTGATGGCTGCCGAGTTGCGAATGCGTGTGTATTCCTGACGCAGTTCGGTCAATGGGCTTTGTGCGCCAGTTGCTTTGCGCAGGTAGTCGGCGAAGCTAGTGGCAGCACCGAAGCCACCGCCAGCTGCATCAAGACGCTTGGCCAGATCGTTGTATTGGTTTGCGGATTGCTTGGATGCTGCTGCCGCGACTGCGGAATCGTTTACCAGCTTGCGAGTGTCGGCTGGCAGTTCTGTCAAGTTCTTTTGAATGCTCGACAGCTTTTCAGCGACCGTGGCTTGCATGGTCTGCGTGTCAAGATTCAACTTGGCTGCTCGGTTTCCGATTTCGCTGTTGATGTTCTTGATCTGTGCAGCGTTAAGGTTCAGGCTGGCTTGCGCCAATGGGCCTGCGAACTGTGCTTCGACCTTGGCTTTGTCTGCCTGGGCTTTGGCCAGTGCTGCTTCTGCTGCTGCTCTTTCTGGCGCGTTGGTGGCCGTGGCCAATGCTGTTTTTGCATCGGACTCGGCTTTGTCTGCTGCTGCAAGTTTTTGACGCAACTCTGCTGGGGCTTGGGCCTCTGCTCTGCGTTCACCGCCGAACTTGACTGCGCTCTCGATTACCTTGTCACCACCTGGCATCTGCGAGATGGTGAAGCCGAAATAATCTTCGGTGGCCTTTGGGTTTTCCTTGGCCACGTCGCGCCAGGTCTCCAGGAACATGGCCCCTTCGTTGTCGCCGCTGTTGCGCTTGGCTTCGATCTGGCGATCAAGAAGGCCGATGGCGATCTCGGGCTTGCCTGCTTTGAAGGCAGAGAAAACCTGGCCAGATTGTTGTAGTGCGTTTTGCTGGCGCTCGCCAGACAACATGCTGAAACTTTCGCGCACGGCTTTGGCCTGTGTCTCTGGCAAGACCATGGCAAGGTTGGCGTAATCGGCTGCTGTTGCACCTGGCTGGCGCAGCTTTGCAAAGCCCTCTTGGATGAGCTTTTGATTGGCCATCTGCTGCTGTTGCTGCTCTTGCTTGAGCCTAGCGTCTTGGATGGCCGCGCCAGTTTGGAAGGCGCTCAAAAACGACTGCGTTGGGTCTTGGATCTCGACACCGTAGTTGATGGGTTGCATCAGAATTTACCTCCAAGGCCACTAAATAATCCGAGGCCGCCTGAAATTGCCGATGGGATTGCGCCGAATGCTCTGCCCTGGGCGATCTCAGCGCCAGCTGCTGCTGCGCCTTGTTGTCCGAGCAGGTTGGTCACGTTTGTGCCCATGGTTTGTGCTGCCGCACCAGTGCCTGCTGCTGCGTTTTGGCCAAGAGTGGTGAGACCACCCAAGCGTCCATATTGCTGCTCGATCAGATTGGAAAGCAGAGCTGGTCTGAACTGTGCCAGTGCGCCTTGTAGGTTGCCACCGCGCAAGCCACCAGTGGCCGATGCGGTTTGCAAGAGGGCGTTTTCACCCTGCTGTTGCAATGCCTGGAAGGTTTGACCACCTTGGATGCGCTCGATGGCTGCACGTTCTGCCTCTGGGCCTTTCAAGCCCAAGAAGGCTTGCTGCGCTGAGAGTGCGCCTGTGCCTGCTTCTGCGTAGGGCTTGAGCAACTCTTGAACTTTGTCAAACTGACGACGCTGTTCTTGGATGCCTGCCTCTGATGCCTGGCCCTGAATGGCGGCTGCGTCTTGCGCTGCCTCGCCTTGCATGTAACCAGAAACGAGAGTCGCACCACCGACGGCAATTCCTGCCAGTGCTGCGCCAGATAGTCCGAATGTCATTTTGATTCCTCCAAGTGCGCTGTTTTATCAACCCCGAGGGCTGGTGCTGGCGCTGGTATGGTGAACATATCCCACAATGCTTGCGGGTCTTGTTCGTTGGTGGGGTTTGCGTGGAAGGTGGTAACTTCAACATCAGTCAGAGCAATGCCTGCACGCTTGGTGTTGATCTTGGAGACGCTCATGTCGCCAGGTCCAAGTGTGCGTGGGCCATTGTCTGTGCTGACAATCAGCTGGCCTTTGCGCACCAAGAAGAATGATTCCTCTTTGTGTACTGCGCCAGTCAGGACTGTTCCGGCTGGGATGTGCATGGTGCGAGCGTAAAGGCCATTGCAGAAGGCGTGATCGACCGGCATCTCAACCTGTGGGATCTTGAGCAGCTCGGCTTCGAGGCGATAGATCGGCAAGTGCGCTGCTGGCACTTGCTTTTCGATTTCCTGAGTCGTGATGTTGCTCATTGGGCACTCCTGTGAAGGGTGAGCCACTGGCAGCTCGGTCAGCTCAGTGCGACGATTGTCCCACATTTGCATGGCCTGTTCAATCTTCTTCAAACTCGCGCTCTTCCCAGGCCTGGCAGGAGCGAAGGTCGTGGCAGATGAAGTCGAATTTGTTGCAGTAGCCACGGAAACCGGCATCGGTGTCCCAAGCATTGCGCGGAATGCGCTCCATCTTGGCCTGGGTCATGGTGCTGTTGTCGTAATACTCGCAGTTCGAGCAGCGACGACGACGGGCTTCTTTTTCGTCGACTTGCATGGCTTTGCCGAGCGCCACCCAATAGACCTTGTTGGCTGTGGGCTCGTTGCTGGGTTTTTCTGGTCCGAGCATCCAGTCGTCGATCACCACCTGGGTGTTCTTCTTGTTCTCGGTTGCGGTGATGAATTCCTCTTCGACCGGCAGGCCCATGAAGCCCTTGGGCATCATCATGAATTTGTCCATGCTGTTTCTCCTTTAAGTGATTTCGCGGCCAGATGCGCGGATGGTCAGTGATGTGGCTGCACTGGCGATGGTGCTGATGAAGCCACCAGAATCCAGAGCTTGGCCGACCAGTTCTGGAAAGGTATAGGTTTCGTCGGGTGCGATGGCGCGGGTGTCAACAATCAGGTTGGACACGCCAGCCGTGCCGCCACTGGTCACCAGGTTGACGCTGATCGTGACGTTGCCTGCTGTGGTGTTGGTGGCCGTAAATTTGTCGATGATGGCCTTGCAGTTGGTGGCCGTGTACTGTGTGGTCTGGCTGTTCTCGGCCTGCTTTGCTGGGATCAGTACTTTGATGGATACGGTCATGGTTTCACCTTATTGTTGAACTTGAGTGACGGCCAGGATGAGTGCTGGCGAACCTGGGGCAAATGCTGTGGATGCTACAGCGTCCAGCGTTACAGCGGTTGAGTCTGAGGCCCACATCAGTTCGACGTACTGATTGGCATCCAGTGAGAAGAAGTCGCTACGAGCGACTGCCTTGTATTCGTTGTTGCTGCTGAGTGTGGCCAGAATCGACGAGTTCGGCACATCAGTTCCGTTGACACGAAACCAGAGCCAAATGTTCTTGGTGCTGCTGCTGGTGGATGTGAGCTGGTAGGTGGCCGCAAAGTTGTAGAGGCCAGACTCGGACACGACGATGCGCGATGCCGGTGATCCGATGCTGATGCCGTTGGCAATTGGCGTGCTGTCGAATGTGATGGCGTATGCCGTGTTGGTGGCTGCTGGTGTTTGGTCTGTGGTCTTGAGAAACTGGCCGTAGTATTGCTGCTGCTCAATGGTGGGGCGAACAAAAATCTCGCCGTCAGTCGTTCCTACTTTAAGCACCGCAGCCACGGGCACCACGTTGTCGGGTGCTGTTGGCTTGGTGGCTGTGAATGCGCCTGCGACTGTGGGCGAGGCATAAAGCACATCACCGATGCTGAATGCGCTGGTGTTCACGTCACGCACATGGCCCCAGACTGTGCAATAGCCAACCTCTCCGCTGTCTGGAAGGTCATGCGTCATAACGCCCAAGATGTAGAGCGTGGGCGTTGAGCCGTCGGCCAAGTAGGGGGCGACCGATAGCGTGTTGTTTGCGCCGACGCCAACGAAGCCGACCACTGTGCCATTAGGGATGGTCACGCCTGTGGTGTTTTCCACCCTGGCGTATGTCTCCATGCCGATTTGCTGGATGACGCCATACTCCATGCCAATTTCGATGGTCTGGTCGTCGCGATTCCAGGCCATCCTGCGGATGCGGTCTACGTGTGGGGCTTTTGCATCGAAGTCGATGTAGTCTGTCACTACCGAGTTGTTGTTCTCGATTACTGGTGCGGTGGCCAGCAACTCCAAGGACTGAGCAATCCTGCTGATCTGGGCCAGCGCCTCGTTTGCGGTGGCTGCTGCTGTGTCTGCCTGGTACTCGAAATCAGTCCCGACGATGACCTGGAGCTGATCGACGGCAGAGAACAGCAGCTCGAACTGGCGGATCTGCTGCTGGTCGGTCAGGAACGCCGCGAGCTGGTCGCGGGTCAGGTTGAGCCTGCGGGAGACGGGTGCGGTTGCCATCAGTATGCCAATGCCTCGATCTGTGCCTCAAGGCGCATAAAGGAGATGTGAGCATCGCTGTCGCCACGGAAACGCTGGATGCGCCAGTTGCGCATGTGGCCCTGCTGAAACCATGCGAGGCGCTTGGCCGTGTCTCCTGTGGTGCCGACTGCTATGCTGCGATCCTGACTCCATGCAGTGCCGTTGACGCTGTAGCTGGTGCTGATCTGTGGGTTGGTGCCAAGTGCTACGCTGCCGGTCAAGCTGACCAGCTCAAGGCGGTTGAAAATTGCGCCGTTGCCTTCGTTGTAAGCGATGACTGTGCCGAATTCCCAACGGACTTGCTGGCCCCAGTGGTGGCCGGTGTCTTGCACCAGGTAGCCGATGGCGTTGCTTTGTGGATCGCCCACCAACCACTTGTCATAGCACCAGACTAGGTTGCGTGCGCGGTACTGGCTGAAATCAACGATGGTGCTGGTGAGAGTAAACCAGACCTGATCGCCGAGCGCCTCGGATGCCGATGCGTCGTAGACGATGGTGCGATCTGGCAGGTGGACGTAGAGGTGTTGGTGGTTCTTGTCGTTGCGTGCTTCCAGCTTGGTGGTGGCCAGCTGGGCCTCGGTGTAGGTCAGGAGCAGGTTGTCGATTTCCTGCGTGCTGATCTTCTGGGTGGTGGCTGCTGCGCCGAGGTAGATGCCTGGGGCTTCGTTGCGACCGCTGCCCAAGAAGGCAACTGTCTCGATGAACACGCAGCAGCCAAAGGTGCCGATCACACCCTTTTGAATCTGAGCACCATCGACACGCTGGAATGGGAAAAAGTCGCCGCCGACGTTGTCGAACACCTCGATGGTGTTGCGGTTCAGCGCATAGATCTCGTTGCGCAGCTTGAGCAGGGCCACCACTGGGTCGGGGTCAACTTCGGAGCTGCCGTACTTCAGAGGGTTGACGGCCAGCGGGTCGGCCAGTTCGGTGACGACCAGGCTTGTGCCGTCGGTTGTCATGAAGTAGCCGTCCACCCAAACAACATCAAGCACGACGCCAAGGTCTGGATCGGTCACTTGAGTAAGTGCGCCGTTCCAGTAGTACAAGCGCCCACCGGATGCAATGGCCAGGCGGTCGAAGCTGTAGTCCATGGTCACCAGAGTGTTGACGGGGCCGCCAACGTCACCGAGCACTGTCACAGCGCCATTGCTGGCCACGGTCACGAGCTTTGTACCCATGACGCGGTAGCAGACGCCGTTCCAGTTGATGCCGCCACGGTCGGTGCCTGGGCCTGTGCCGTTGGCCACAATGCCGTCGCCAGGACGCAAGAAACCGGCACTGATGCCGGACTGCTTTGGCACTGGCACCATGTTCACCGGGTAGCTCGTGCGCAGGTCAGGGCCGTTGTCGGTGTAGATGCCGTTGAGGATTTGAATTTGCATGGCTTACCACTTCACCTTGTTTGCCCAGTACGCTGCGCTCATTTTGCCTTTGGAGATGTTCTCCGCGTGTCTGGCTTTGAAAGATTCTCGCCGGGTCTTGTCGGCCTTGCTCTCGCCTTCACGCTTTGGAGACCCAGACACGCCTTGCTGGCCAAAGCGGATCGTCTTGATCTGGTCGCCAGCCTTGGCCACCACGACGTGCGACTTGGTGGGGTGCGATGGCGTGCGCTTTGGCTTGTTGAAGCCTTCAACGCCAACGCGCTCCAGTCGTGGGTCTTTCTTGGTGGCCATGGTTATGCGATGCGATACCAGCTGTTTGTGGCCTGCACAAAGCGCATGCGGAAGTAACCGCTTGCAGCCAGTGTGGTTGGTGCGCCATAGGATGCGCTTGCACCGTTCAGCGCCAGAGTAAACGAGGTAATGATCTGCGTGGTCGTGATGAGCACCTCAGTGCCGTCTGGCGTCTGGGTGTTCAGTGGCAGCGTGATCGTGCCAGCGGCCAAAGTTCCTGCAGGCTGAAGCAGCATCCATTGCTGCTGGCTGACAGGTGTCGGAACCGTGATGTTGAAGCCAGTGCCAGGCGTCGAGATGCTGGTGGCCAGCGTCGGGCTGGCAAAGTTCTGCTGGAAAAACTGCAACAGCGCACCGATGGGCAAACGACGGGCGTCGCCGTTGTTTGGGGTGTAGACGGGAATCTGGTCGCCTGGTGAGGCAACAGCGAGCAGCGGCAGTTGGTTGATGTAAGCCATGGTGAATCCTTAGTTGAACTGTAGTGGGCCGTCTGGGCCAGCGTCGACAGGATCGACAGGCGGACGGATGAACGGGTTGTCGTAGACGCGCCATGGCTTGTTGCCAGCGCCAGCAGGCATGGTGGCCGGGAGCTGTTGCTCGGGCGGCATGGTGGCACGTTGCAGCAGGGTGTTGTAGCTGTCCTTTGCCACGGCCTTGGTCTCAGGCATCACCACCTTGCCGTAGCTTGGCGCAATGCGGATGGCCAAGTTGGTCAGGATGGCCTGGTTGGCAGAATCTGGAACAAGCGTCGGCTCGTCCAGATCGCTGTCCTGTGGACTGCCTGGCAGTGGGTAGCCCAATCGGATGCCCTTGCCGTTCCAGTCGGCAATCATGGCATCAAGGCGACGCAAAGCGGCTTGAAGCTGCTCAGGCGACAGGTCAAAGACATAGGACGCAAGGCCGATCTCTTCAAAGGCTGCCGCGACGAATTGGCGCTTGCTGTAACCCATGTCAGGCCTCCTGCTTATTGAGTGCTTCTGTGATCATGGCCAGCAACTTTTCATCGCTGGTGCGCTTGGTGAATGTCAGGCCGAGTTCTTTGGCCTTCTCGACCAGCTCGATGCGGGTCGGCGCTTCGCTGTCGTCGGGCACGGTGGTTTCCACGACTTCTGGCGATTGAGGTGCGGCTGCAGCTGCGGCTGCCTGCTCGCGCAACAGACGGTGATTGATGCCGTCGATTGGCCGGGATGGCTTGCGAACCTTCACGGGCTTTTTGTTCTTGCGGTACTTGGGCATGAGGATGTTGTCTTGCATCACTTGGCCTTCCTTTTCATGGGCTTTGCTGTTTTCGCAGCGGCTTTGAACGCTGCAGATGTCGGTGCGCCCTTGGTGCCAGGCTTGCGCATGCGCTCAGGCGTCTTGCCTGCAGCTTTCTGCTTTTCGATGCGCTCACGCTTGGCGTGAATGTTGGCGTACAGACCGGCCTTCATTTCTTGGCCTTCTTGGGTGCTGCTTTTGGAGCCTTGCCGGGCTTGCCAGCAGCTTTGGCCGCCTTGCGAGCGACGTTGAGTGCAACGGCCACGGCTTGCTTTTGAGGCATGCCGGACTTCATCTCCTTGGAGATGTTCTTGCCGATGGACTTGCTTGAGTAACCTTTGGTCATTGGCATTTGGGTCTCCTATGCAGAAAGGGGGGCCGGAGCCCCCCAGTCTTTTGCCAGATTACTGGTTGAACAACAAGATGCCGGACATCTCGGGGTTCTTGTTCACCACACCGAACAGCGTGTCCATACGGTACTTGGTGGTCATGCTGTCAATGTCGTAGAACTTCTGCATGACCAGCTCGATGCCTTGGTCGGTGGTGGCACGCATCACTGCGACGCCAGCGTCCGAAGGCACGGCATAACGGCCGGGCAAAATTTCCAGCGAGTCACGCTGCCAGAACACGTTTACCGAGGCGGCATTCACGTTCAGGAAGGTGATGGCGGCAGCGTCAGCAGCGATGGCCACTTCCACGTTCTTGTACTGCAACTGAGCGTCGGTTGGGGCAACGCCCTGGGCACCGATGATCGGAGGAGTGATGGTCATGGTGGTGCCGGAATCAACCGAGACAACGCGGAAGGTCTTGAGTTGACCAGTGCTTTGCTTGGTGATGTGGTGCACAGCGTAGACCTCAGCGATTGTGAAGGCGTCGCCTGCACGAACGTTGGTGGTGGCAGACACGGTGACGGTCTGGAAGCGGTTGTCCACGTTGATCTGGCCGCCGACGGAAGTCGAAGTGGCCTGAGGCGTGTAGTTCGCTTGGCTGTTGGAGCCGTTGGTGTCGATGGTCAAAGATGCGCCGCCGCCAGCAGCCAACAGGCGGTTTGCGTAGTCCATCTTGTAGGTGTCGAAGCCAGCGACCATGCCGACGTAAGAGCGCTCATAAGCCTTGTCAGACTTCTGATTGCCGAACGAACGGGCGGTGCCAACCAGGTTACCAGCCAGGCCGTTGTAGTCGCGGCTGGACAGGGCCATGAAGCGGTCGTAGTCAGGCACACCTTGCTCGTTCATGATGGCGTCGCACAGGGCCACGTCGTCATAGTCACCAGCGGCAGCGGCAATCGGCACAACCAAAGAACCCAGGCCAGCAGCGGAGTTCATGATGGCGATGTTGATGTCGGATGCCAGCTTTTGCTTGGCGCTTTCGCCCAGGCGGCCTTCTTGCAAAGCGTCGCGCAGTTCGAGGGAGGTCATTTCCCAAGGCACGGTCTTGCTGAAACCCAAAGTCGCAGGGACGGCCAACTGAGTCATGCCCTGGTAGCCGGGGATTGGCGTGCCAGGAGTGCTGTTGATCGACTGAGCGATGTAGGGCTGTGGACGCCAGATGGTGTTGTTGGCGCGTTCCATCATTGTCTGGTCTGTGTTGTAGACCGAGACGTTGCGGGACAGCACGAGAGCGTCTTGGAAGCCTTCGAGGAGGTCTTCAAACGCGACGCGTTCTTCTTTCGAGAAACTATTGGACATGATTTTTCCTTAAAAAATGGTCATTTTGAAGCTGCACGCTTCTGCGCCTTGTACTGGATGACCTTGGTCATGTTGCCAGTACGGGCGGCTTCTTCGCGCAGCCGTTCGAGGGTTGAGTCCACCGCGCCAGACACTCGACCAGTTGAGCTGATCATGCGTTCGGGTGCAGGGGCTGCCTTCCGGTTCGTAACTTTCAATTCCTTCTCCAGTTTCGCTACCGCAAAGGCAAACTTTACGGGGTCTTCAATTTTGGCCAGCTCTGCTGCCTTCTTCGGGTTTTTGCCGAGTGCGTAAATCACCAGAGCAGGATTGTCCGCGCCTTGCAGCACGACGCCTTGTTGCGTGATGTTGAAGAGTTCCTGGGCCACGGCCTCGGCGTCCTCAAAATCTCGCACCTTCAGCTCAGCTTTCGCCTTGCCGTAGCCTTCGAGCTTTTCCTGCCAGGCTTGCTTTTGCGCTTGCTCGGCCTGCTGCAGCTTGTTGGCTTCAGTGTCGGCTTGGCGTTTGCGCTCGAACCAGTCTGTCAGGGCAGATTCAAACTTGTCAGCGTCATAGTCGAAATCTTCCAGCTTCGGCTTTGCCCCAAGTGCGACCGGCTTTTTCTCAGTCGTCTGGGTCAGCTTTGCTTCGAGTTCTCGAATGCGCTTTTCCTTCTCGCGGTTTGCTTTACGCAGCTCTTTCACCCAACCAGGTGCGTGAGCTTGCTCATCGGGAGGTGGCGCGTCCTCACCAATGGAAACGATCACTTCGTTGTCGTCGCCTTCTTGATCGTCGCCGGATTGCTGGTCGTTCTGGTCGGTGCCGGAATTTTGCTCGTCACCCACGTTCTCAGAATCGTCCTGGCTTTCCTGATCGTCGATCACCAAGGTGTCGTCGTCAAGGTTTTCATCTCCTGTTGCTGCCTTTTTAGTCATTCAAATACCCCATTTAACTCATCCACTTCAAACGGCTGGATGGATACCGTGTACCCACATTCTCCACCATATCGATGTCATCTGACAACAGGCTGCACTTGTTCTCCAATTGCTGCCTGTTCCAGCGCTTCGATTGTGGTCAATGCGATGTTCTGATCAATCTCGCTGGCCTTGGCGATGGTCTCGGCCGTCTGGGCGCGTTTGAGTTCTGCGCTTGCGATGGTCTCCACCGTGTCGGCACGTGCCCTGGCGGCCTTGGCCACGGCTTCTTCGGCTGCGGCTTGCAGGAAGATGGCGTTCGGGTCTTGCTGCTGGCCAGCGGCTTGCATCTCGGCCATGAGCGCTTCGGCTTCTGCGTCGGTCGGCTTGACCACGCCCATGCGAATCAGGCGCTTGCGGAAGTAATCCTGCACGTCGCCAACGCCCTCGCCTTCCATGTTCATCATGGCCATGGCGCCGAGCACTTGCAGGGTCTCTGGGTCTTGGGTGATCTGCATCATGCCGGTCAGGGCGCGAACGGTGGCCGCACGCTTGGAGCTGGAGGACGGGCCGACGTCCACATCCACGTCGAACTTGGCCGCGCCCAGATCGTTGGCCATCTTGACCTCGCCGGTCTCCTGGTCGATGGTCGGCTGCATCAAGGTGACAGAATCGGTATCGCCATTGTCGGTGATCACCTTCATCTGGCGGCCTTCCTCGACATAAACGTCCTTGGCCATGCTCAGCCAGATTTCGCCGCAGCGCTTCATGGCCTTGGCGAAGTTGCTCATGTAGATGAACGTCTGCATGTCCAGGCGCTGCTGGATCATCTCCACGGCCTTGCCTGACACGTTGCTGACGACCTTCTCGCCTGCCTGCGGGTTGCCCAGAATGTCCTGCATGTCCTGCTCGGTCACTTGCAGCAGGGCTGCCATGGCCGGAGGGATTGCCGGGCTGCGGGTGTAGGCCACCGGGCCGCTGATCGCCTGGCTGCCGTCTGCATTGGTGATCGGGTTGATCAGCAGGTAAGGGTAATCCTTGAGGTTGTCCTCGGCCCACATAAGCTGGTGGCCAGCGATCTGCTCGGGCGTGAGGATGGGCTTCTCGACGCTAGACAGGGCGCTGATCTCGCCCAACTTGGACAGCTGCATGTTCTTGAGGCGCTGCGCGTCCTTGGCCAGGCGCACGTGGCCCATGCAGCGCTCGACGTTGTCCACAAACCAGCGCTTGCCGTAGACCGGCACGATGGGGATGCACTTTCCTGCGATGTAGCCGCAGTCTTCCAGCACCTTGCCACCGGACATGATGTACTTGTGAATCTTGCGGGACTTGATCTTGCGCTGGCGCACCTCGACGCTGCCAATGGCGGCCAAGGTTTCTTCCAGGGCCGGGTCGTCGGTGAACTCGCTGGACTTGTAGCGCTCCTCGGTGCCATCAATGGCGCGGAAGATGCGGATTGTCTCGGTGACGTCCTCGACCTTGTAGTATTCCGCGATGTAGACCACATCGGGCGTGCACCAGTCGAACTCGTACTGGTGGATTACCTTCGGCCAGTCGGTCGGGTCGTCGTTCCACTCTTCCTTGTAGGACTCGTAGGTCATCGAGTAGATGACGTAGCAGAAACGGGCGTCGGCCTTGTCCTGGCGCTTGGCGTTCAGGTCAAAGAACACGGAGCTGTCGGCATCAAAGATCGGCTCGATCTGGATGCGCTGGCGCTCGTTGTCCTCGTCCTCGTCGTCCTCGTAGGTGGTGCGCAGTCGCCAAGCACCAAAGCCACCGCCGACGGCCTCTTCAAAGGCGTTGTCGTAGGCCTCGTTGGCCACGCTGTCATGCTCGTCGGCACGATACAGGCCGTCACAGGTGTCGGCCAGCTTGTCGTTCTCCGCGCCGTCCTTGGACACAAAGTCCACGGTGATGCGGTTGTTGCGGTATTCCGAGATGATGCGCATGACCGCCAGGGCGATCTTGTTCACCTCGAACTTGGGCTTGTTCTCGTAGATGTCCCAGAGTGGGCCTTCCCATTGAGCACCAGCCAACGAGTAGAAGCGCCGGTCTTGCAAGCACTGAAGGCGCTCGTCACGCAGCGCCGTTTGGACGTTGTCAAACTGTGAGAGCGCTTCTGAGTGAAGATTCGCCAGTCGCTGCTCTTTGGAAATGCGTGCCATATTTTTGCCCTCGTTTCAAGTATTTTCTCACCATTTCGACACGGTAGGCAATGGCTTGACCATCGCTGCCTTGTTTGCTGGTAGGCGCTGCACCAGGTTGATCGCGTCAAACATTGGGTCAAGCTGGTCGTCGTGAGCGCCAGACGGGAAGGCCGCAACCTCGGCCAGAAAGTCCGAAAGCCAGGGTGCGTCCTGCGGCAGCAGCACGTTGCCGGTCTCGATGAACGGTGCCGCGTCGTAGCCTCGGCTGATCTTGTCCTTGTTGCGCTGCACGGCAATGACCGGCAGGCCTTCCCTGCGCAGGGTCTGAATCAGGCCGGTGCCTGAAACCTTGTCTTCGACGTACATGCCGCGCATGGTGGCCGCGTTGGCCAGAGGCCTTGGGTCGTTCAGGTGCTTGAGCCAGAAGGCACGGGCCTGCACCAGCAGTTCGGGGGCTTCCCACTTGCCGCGCACCTGGTCGAGCTTGACGGCCTTGCCAATGGATGATCGTGCCCAACATTGCAGCACCGACCAGTCGTTGTGGTCGGCGGTCTTTTGGGCCGTGTCCACGGTGATGAAGCGGAACTCCAGCTGCGGGACGTGCGACCAGTAGCCGAACCAGTCGGTGTTGATGATTCCGCCACCTCGGGGTGCTGGCCGCTGTTGGAGCTGTCCGGCCGTGCCGTAGGTTCCCAGGGTCTTTTCCAGTTCGGCCACCTGCGTCTCACCAAAGCGCTCTGGGAACATCAGCTCGCCTTCCACGGTGCGCGGGTCAGTCCAGCCGATGCTGGTGGTGCACCGGAACTCAGGCTCGAAGCGCATTGGGATGCACAGGTGCGTGTACGGAAGGCCCATTTCCTTGATGACGCCGGAAATGTCCTTCTCGTTCAGGCGTTGCATGATCACAACAATGGCCGACTTGTCGGAGTTGACGCGGGTCGGCAGGGTCTCGGTGAAAGCAATACGGGCGGCCTCCAGCTTGGCCGCGCTGTTGGCGTTGTCGGCGCTTATCGGGTCGTCCAGGATGACGCGGTCGCCACGCACGCCGGTCATGCTGGTGAAGGCACGAGCCTGTCGGATGCCCTTGCGGGTATTCCCGAACTCGCGCTTTCCGTCCAAGTCGGCCAGCAGGTCAAGCGGCCAGAGCTTTTGAAACCACTCGGACTTGATCAGGTCGCGGCAGCGTCGGCTGTCTCGGATGGCCAACTGCTCCTCGTGGGCTGTGCCGACAAAGCGCATCTCAGGAAGGCCAACTGGCCCCCACTCCCAGGCTGGCCAGATCACGCCGGTCAGCAGGGACTTCATGGAGCCGGGCGGCACATTCATCAACAGGCGGGTGATCTCGCCCTTTGTCACCGCCTCAAGGTGCAAGCAAATGGCGTCCAGCGCCCAACCCCACTTCAGTTGTGCAGCCGGTTCAAGCACGCGCCAGGCACGCTTGGCAAACTCGGCCAGGCTGCGCTTGCACAGTTCGCGCTCGATGGCCAGCAGGTCAGCTTGCGTCAGTTGCATCTTTTGCGGCCATGATCTGCGCCAGCACCTCGGTGCCAAGTTGGGAAACGTCCAGGGTGGCCACGGCAATCGGTGCACCGTTGGCTCCGGTGTGCTCCAACTGCCTGGGCGGCTCTTTCCAGCCCATCTGGCACTTCGACCACCAAATCTGCGCAGTCGTGTCGCCTGCCATGGCTTTTTGGAAGATGCCCTTTCCGATCTGGGCGTTGGCCTTGGCCTTGCCGTTTACCAGCTCCGTGGCGAACTTGTCGCGCAGCGTGTCGATGCAGATGCCGTCCCGAATCAGGGCAGCGATCTGCTCAAACGGCACGCCATAACCCGACATTGCCTCCACCTGCTTGCGCTCGGCATCGGTCGGTTCAAAGGGTTTGCGGCCAGCGCCTGGACGTGCTCCGCCGTTCTTTTTGGGTTGAACTGCCTCTTTTTTAGGCAGCCGGGTGGATTTTTCAGGTGTTTTTGCCATTTGTAACCTCCGCGAAAGGTTCGCCAGTTTCTGCGTGAATTGCTATTTTGCCTGTGAAATCCTGCCAGCGCTTCACAATCACATCGCAATACTTCGGGTCGAGTTCCATCAAGCGAGCGACGCGGCCGTTCTTCTCGGAAGCGATCAGGGTGGTGCCAGAGCCTCCGAAGCTGTCCAGGACTTGGTCGCCGCCTTTGGTGTTGTTCAGGAGCTGATACTCGAATAGGGCCACCGGCTTCATGGTTGGGTGCTCTCCGTTGCGGGATGGCTTCTCGAACTCCAGGATGGTGGTCTGCTTGCGGTCGGCTGCCCAGAGGTGCCCGGCTCCCTCTTTCCAGCCGTACAGGCACGGCTCGTGCTTCCAGTGGTAGTCCTGGCGTCCCATGACCATGCTGGACTTCTTCCAAATCAGGCACTGGCGGACTTTCCAGCCTGCGTCCTGGGCAGCGCCTCGGAAGTTGTAGCCCTCGGAGTCTGCGTGCCAGATATAGAACACCGCGCCGGGCTTCATCACAATGTCGGCTGCCGTGTAAGCATCTCGCAAGAACTGGCGGAACTGATCGTCGCCCATCTCGTCGTTCTTGATCTTGAGCGCGTCCTTGGTCTTGCCCTCATAGGCCACGTTGTAAGGTGGGTCGGTCAGCCACATGTCGACTAGCTGGCCATCGGTGAGCTTTTCCAGATCGCTGACGCTGGTGCTGTCGCCGCACAGAAGGCGGTGCTTACCCATAACCCAAATGTCGCCGGGCCGGGTGCGCGGGTTCTCGGGCAGCGGTGGGGCATCGTCGGGGTCGGTCAGGCCTTCGGTGCCAACGGGTGCCAGCAGATCCTTGATCTCGTCCAGATCAAAGCCGGTCAGCTCGAGGTCGAAACCAAGCTCCTGCAGGTCGGCAAACTCAACCTTCAGCATTTCGGTGTCCCAACCGGAGTTCAGCGCCAGCCGGTTGTCGGCAATCACATAAGCGCGTTTTTGCGCGTCGGTCAGGTGGTCGAGTCGGATGCACGGCACGTCGGTCAGGCCCAACTTGCGTGCAGCAAGCACTCGGCCATGTCCGGCAATGATGCCCCCCCCCCGCGTCAATCAGCACCGGATTGGTGAATCCAAATTCCTTGATGGATGCCGCAATCTGTGCCACCTGCGCATCCGAGTGCGTCCGGCTGTTGCGTGCATAAGGGATGAGCGAATCGATCTGGATGGCTTCGAGTGTGTCTGGAAGTTTCATTTTTCTGGCCTTGGTCAAAAGCCGCCGTTGCGGGTGGTGGTGCAGGTAACGCTGCCGTCCCAGTTCTTGACGCACCTGGTGGTGGTCTGCGCCTGGGCAAAGGTGGCGGCCATGGTGATGGCGAGGATGATGATGGATTTCATGGGTTCTCCGGGTTGGTGATTTCGACTTGGACGAAACTGCCGACGGTCTCGCCTTTTTGGATTGTCAGCGTCCAGTGCTTGTCGTCCACCTTGAGCACGTCGGACAGGCCATCGAGGCCAGCTTTGATGCGTGCCAGGGCGTTGTCCAGGTCGTAGGCGCGTCGGGTTGGCGGGTAAAACGTGAGCGTCAAGTGCAGTTTTGCGGCTTGCATTGGGCGTGCGCCTTGCTCCATTGCCTGCCAAAAACAGGCCTCGCGGTAGGATTTTTTCAGCTTGGCCAGCTTTGCCCAGTGGTTTCTGGCATTCGGGCTAAGGCCAGTGGGTGGCCATGGCAGCTTGATGATCATGCGTCATCCTGCTTGGCCTCTTCCAGGCGTTCGGCAACCAGAGTGGCATAGCCTGCAATGTCCACCCAGTTGTCGATGTATGTCGGGTCGCCGTTCAAAACGCGTGCGATCTTATGGGCGATCATTTCCAGCGCTTCACGCCCAGTTGCACCGAGGTTGTTCCATCCGTCTGTCTTTTTCATCACGCGCTTGATCTCTTGAGAGATGCGAGCGTGGTCTTTGAATTGGCCATACCGTGCTCCGCGCTCGGCCAGGGTTGCTTTGACGTCCGTCATTTCAGTCTCTCCAGTGTGTCGGCCAGCAGGTCGGCCTCGTTGAATCCGTAGTGCTTGGCAAAGCCCTTGGTGCCCAGGCCGTGCACGCCGGTTTTGCCACGGTGATGCTCAGGGCAAAGGCCGATTACATCCATATGTTTGGCACGCTGGCCCATTCCGGTGCCATGCCTTGGGTGGTGCAGCTCGACCGGGCCGGGGTCGTGTGGGCCGTGCAAGCGCCAGCATACAGCGCAGCCCAGATCGGCCACCTTGTTCATGTGCTTGCGTTCTGCGATTGTGGTCATGCTGCCTCGATCTTGTAATCGTGAAATATTGCGCCCTTGCTGGCGTCACCGACCTTGCAGGCCTTGACCCAGACGTTTTTCCCGGTGGTCAGCCTACGAAGGTGTCCTCGGCGGTCGTGCAGCCTGGGTGACGCGTGTGTTCCGCCTTTGCTGTCCGATCGAGGTTTTGCAGGCTCAATGTAGACCGTCGTCCAGTCGTATGTTGGTGCTTTGCCTTGCTGCATTTTCCGTCGGTTTGTGAAGGTGTCACGCACTATTGGGACGTATGCCTCGATTCGACGGTCCATCAAGCCGTACCAAACGCCGACCTGCGCCAGCATCAATTCTGCCAATTCTTTGTCCACTGGCTCGTCATCATTGACAGCGCCGTAGCGGATTTGGTCGCCTTCGATGAAGTAAAACATGGCCGGAATTGGCCGCAGCCTAGTTCCTGTCGGGCCTTTCCACATCGAAACAGTGATTCCGTCCTCTGGGTCATTTCCAGCCACCAGCATCAGAACTTCGTAGCTGGCGTGGGTTTTTGTCTTGCCTTTCCAGACAACGAAGCATCTATCAAATGGCGGTCGGTGTGTCATCACCGTGTCCAGGTCTGCGCGTTGCTGATCGGTAAATCCGCCGCTTAGGTCAAACCATTTGATGTCCACAATGTCCACGCCTGCATCAGCCATGAGCTTCATGGATTCTCGGACCAGTTGCGTCGTCATGTGATCTCTCCGGTGTCTGGGTCGATGAACTCTGGCGCGGTGAACTTTACGCCTTGCTGGGCACCGAAGGCCTCGATCAGTTCTTGAAGCTCGCACATCTCGGGCTTGGTCATGTTGCTGGTGGATTTGCCAAGGGCAACAAAGCCGCCGTCAATGCCTGGCACGACGTCCTGCTTGGTCAAGGCTGCGGTCAGCACGTCCTTCCAGTTTTCAGGGGTCAGCTTCCTGCCGTACCAGTTCACTTGCTTGCTGACGTCGGTCAGCATGGCCCACAACCGTGAGTTCTGTGCAAGCGTGCGGGTCTCTGGTCTTACCTCGACGACCATCCTGTGGCCAGCCATCAGAGATGCTTTAATCAGTGGCCAGATCTGCTGCGTCAGGATTTTGTGCGCTTGGACTGGCTCGAACAGCGTGATCTTTATGCGGTCGGTCATGTCAAGCACTCCCGGACTGCGATCCAGCACTCGTCGGTGCTGAGGGGGGTTTCGTCAAGGTCTGGCGCACGCACTCCAAGATGCGCTCCCGGCCAGGGTTGTCGGGAAAGCGCTCGATGGCCGCCAGCATGGACGCAGCCAGGCGCTTGTCTGGCCTGGCGCTCAGTACCAGCCTGCAGCAGCACTCCACGCATTTGAACGAATACGCCCCACTGTGCGGCCGTTGTTTCGATGATTCGCATTGTTTGCATGTCATGCCTCACCTTTGTATTGCCTACGCAGCTCTGCCAGTTTTGCAAGTGCGATTTTTTTGTTTCGCTCAATCTCGTCTTTCTCTTTTTGTGTCAGTTGCTTTTCGATGGCCAGAACTGGCTTCTTTGGGATTGCAGGACCAGAGTTGCAAAGGTTGCGAAATTTAATTGCGCTTGGCACAAAATCCCCACCCATGTTCTCAATGGCAAAGTCCATGCTCGGTCTGTAAGTCAGAAAAGATCCGACCTGCTTTTGCCACTCTTGCCGAACAAGGCCTGCATCAATTCCATCAAAATGCCTGGCAAATGTCGCACCGAATATGGCCATCATTCGGCCGAAGATGTAATCCAAACCTTCTTCTGGCTTACAAAAATCAGTTTCCGAGTAATTTGACATTGTTGCCACCTCCGATCAAGCCACGGGTCAAGCCGGAAATCACGGATTGATTTGTTTGTCCAGTCTTACTGAGGTTGGTGTCTTTCACCCAGTCGGCTTTGAATGACTGCCAGTTGCGGGTGATGCACTCACGAAGGGCTGCATCCAGTGGCCATCCTGCCTTGTCTGCTTCGCGCTGGATGCCATCAATGACGGTCTGAGTGACCTGGGCCTTCTTTGCCTTGCGATGTTTCACAAAGTCCTGCCAAACAGAATCATCCACGCCGTAAGGCGTTGCAACGACAGTTGCCTTCTTCTTGTGTTCTGTGTCTTGTGTATTGGGTATTGTGTCTTGTGTAGCATTGCTTTCGCTATGCGTTCGCATTGCGTCTGCATCTTTGTGCTTGCTCCACCTGGCTTTGGCGCTCTCACTGGCCTTGGTGGACTTCTCACCAGCTCTGGCAATTTCTTGATCTGCTCGGTGGCTTGTCCATCCGTTCTCATTGCGGATGAAGAACTCCTGCAAAACGACCGCAATGCAGTCGGTATGCGTTCGCATCCTGATCAGACGTGCGATCTCGCTGGTTTCCAAAGGCAAAGGGGATTCGTGAAGGTAGTACCAGTCCAGCATGCGCCGGTAGGCCAAGTCTTCAAGGTCTGATAGGTGTTCAGTGTGGCTTTTGTAGTCGCCAATATTGAACTGGTAATAGTGCATTTTTTACCTTACTTCGTCGGTTCACTTCACAAAAGAAACAGCGGCAGGACGGTGAAGAATCGTCTTTTCAGGAGCTACCCTAGCCGTGTTCAACATTCACTTTGCCTCAAGCAATCAGATCGCTCAAGGACTTTCGGAAAGCCGCGCCAAACTTCTTTTCAAGCACTGGCCGCCACTTGTGGGCAACGCCATTACGTGCCCAGGCTTGGACGGCTGGACCGTTGGCAACGCCAAGGGCTTTGGCCAGCTTGGTGTAGCTGCCAGCTTGCTTGTGAGCGAAGGCATAGACCTGCTCGTAGTACTGATCGTCTTTGTTCATGGTGCTGGACTATAACAGAAAATCACAAAGCCTATAAAATTATTTTTCCAGCCAACTATAAAATTTTGTTTTTATGGTGTATGATTCGTTTCACCAACAACCACCCACGAAAGGCAAACATGATGCAAGACGACTTTTACATAAACGCGGTGGACGGCAATGCCGCCATCGTCAGCCAAAACGAGGAGCACATCTCGCTTGGTGTGCACATCCGAGGCGGAAGCTGCCGCATAGACCTGACGCCAGCGCAGGCCCAGGAACTGATCAACGCAATAACCCAGACTTTGAACCAGGAGACAACAGCATGAAAGAGATCGCCGCCGCATTGGTCAAGGCCCAGAAAGCCTTTGGCCCAGCCCTCAAGACAAAAACAAACCCACACCTCAAAGCAAAGTATGCCGACCTTGGCGACTGCATCGAGGCTGTGATCGATGGCCTGAACAACAACGGCATCGCCCTGATGCAACAGACGCACGAATGCGAATCTGGCGTCCTGGTGGAAACGGTCTTCATCCACGAATCTGGTGAAACGTACTCGGCCGGCAAGTTCCACGTTCCAGCCGTCAAGCATGACGCCCAAGGGTACGGCAGCGCCCTGACCTACGCACGCCGCTACAGCCTGATGGCCGCCTGCGGTATCGCCCCAGAGGACGACGACGGCCAAGCCACCAGCAAGAAAACACCAAAGCAGCTGGACGGTTATCCAGAATACGAGGCCGAGACACTTCCAGCCATGCGAGAAGCCGCGCTGCAGGGCAACGAAACGCTGGTCTCAGCGTTCCAGGCTTTGCCCAAGTCGGCACACAAGGCCGCATTCTGGCAAGCCCAAGGGCCAGCCCTCAAAAAGGCCGCCAAGGCCGCAGACGAGCAGGTGGCAGCATGAGGGTCATCACCGCAGATCAAGGCACCGAAGAGTGGAAGCAGGCACGCGTCGGTGTTCCATCCGGCTCAAAGTTCAGCGACATCATGGCCAAAGGTGGAGGAGCAACCCGCGCCACTTACCTGACCGCCTTGGCCTTGGAGCGCATCACCGGAGTGCGCGAAGAGTTCAAGACAACCTTTGCAATGGATCAGGGCACCGAGCGCGAGCCGTTTGCCAGGCTTGCCTACGAGGCCAGCACCGGCCAGCTGGTCACCGAGATCGGCTTCTGCATGCACGACACGCTGCAGGTCGGTGTCAGCCCTGACGGCCTGGTTGGCAAGGTCGGGATGACCGAATACAAGTGCCCGATGCCAAAGACCCACCTAGAGTATTTGCGGCTTGAGCCAGGCAAGTGCCCGACGGCTTACCGCTGGCAAGTGCAGGGCCAGCTTTGGGTGGCCAAGCGCGAATGGTGCGATTTCGTGTCCTACAACCCAGATTTTCCAGAAAACGCCCAGCTCATCATTCGCCGGGTGATGCGTGACGAGAAGGCCATCAAAGAGCTGGAGATCGAGGTGCTCAAGTTTCTTGGGGACATTGAGCGCGAGGTCGAATTCATCCAGTCTTACAAGGATGCAGCATGAACACACAACCAGAAGCCCTGCGGATGGCCGAGATGCTCATGATGAGTCGTCACCACATTGACCACGAGGCCGCAGCAGAACTGCGCCGCCTTTTTGAGTTGGCGCATGAACAGCACTCGGAAATCTACGGGCTGCGACTTCAGGTGCGTAATTTAACTGCAACACTAAAGCAGATACGCGCAATGTGCGCCGACTTCGGTGCATACACAGCGTGCGATGTGGCAAGTGCAGCAATTGAAAAAGCAACAGGAGATCAAGCATGAAAGGCCGCGACCTCCGAGACGCTGGCATCGCTGCCGTGTCCATTGGCCGAGAGGACTGGATTGCCAAGGCACGCGACATGGCCATCTGGATTGCCAAAGAGTCTGGCCAAGTGAGCATCAACGACGTCCGGCATTTGATCGACTTGCCGGGCGATTACCACCCAAGCACTTGGGGTGCTGTTTTCAAGAGCAAAGATTTCGAGGCAGTCGGTTACTGCCAAGCCACCCACCCATCGGCCCACGCTCGGGTCGTTCGGGTTTACAAACTGAAGGAGCAAGCATGTAAGCACAAGGATTGGCACGCATCGGCAAAGACGCCGAGGTGCGATTTACACCAGGCGGAACGGCCGTGGCCAACGTCTCGCTGGCGTTCACCTACGGCAAGAAGGGCGACGATGGAAAGCGCCCGACGCAGTGGGTCGATGCCTCAATCTGGGGCCAACGCGCCGAGCCGATGGCACCTTACCTGCTCAAGGGCAAGCAGATCGTGGCGTACCTTGAGGACGTGCACCTGCAGACCTACACCAAAGGCGACGGCACGCAGAACACCAAGATGGTGGCACGCCTGGCTGATCTTGAGTTTGTGGCTGGTGGCGAACAGGCAAGCAGTCAGCCAAAGCAGCAGCCAAAACCACAAGCAGCACCACAGTCGCAAGGCTCAGGCTTTGACGGCATGGGCGACGACATTCCATTCTGAGGAGACAACATGGAAGAGCAACAACCAAAGCGGCCACCGTTTAAGGTGTCTGGGTCGGCAGCGATCAAGCACCTGAACGTGCGCAAGGAAGGCCCAGACGAAGAGAAGATTCTGGCCGTGGACATCAAGATGGAGATAAAAGGCATCGACAAGGCGCTGTGCGGGTACTTTGACGACGCCCTGGAGGCCTTCTTGTGGCGAGGTGATACCAACGCCATGATCGTCCGCAATCTCTGGCTGACGCCGGTGCAGTACGGCAACCTGGTGTCGTCGGCCACGGCGGAGATCGGAAACCAGACGTTTGTCGGTGCTGAGATCAAGAAGTTCAGCATCGCACCGCGTGACGGTGGCGTAATCGCGCTGACCTGCAGCGTGACCATCTACCCCACCGCGCAAGAAGTCTCGCAGCTGGCCAAGCTGGTGCAAGACGAAACCCGTGTCCTTCTTGAAGGGCCACCAGACCTTTTCGATTCATCAACCACAACGGAGCAACCATGCACGAACAACGTCAACTGACTTTTGGAGAAAAGGCCGTCGGCCTGACATTCAACCCAAGCGGAGACCCAACGGTCGAAGCCATCAAACGCAAGTGCGCAGACCTGATCGACGAGATTCACGAACTGCGCACCAATCAGCCAAACGCTGAGATCGCACGAATGGCGAGTTTGGCCATCACTGAAATTCAGGCTGGCCAGATGTGGGCAGTCAAAGCAGCCACTTGGAAATTTTGAGGAGCAACCATGAGCACACGCATCTACCTGGTCACCGACGTGGAGACCAACAAACACCGCCTGATTCGCGCAGGCAACCAAGCGCAGGCCATCCGGCACGCCGCCCAGACCCGATTCGACATCGAGGTGGCTGGCCAGGACGATCTGGTGAGCCTGCTGACCAGTGGTATTCCGGTCGAGATGGCTGGCGCTGGCGCCACGGTTGACATGTTTGAAGAAGCGCAGGAGGCAGCATGAAAAACGAACAAATCGCACGCGTGTGCCACGAAGTGAATCGCGCTTACTGTCAGGCGCTTGGTGACATGAGCCAGCCAGCATGGGAAGACGCGCCACAGTGGCAGAAAGACAGCGCCATGCTTGGCGTCAAGTTGCACACCGAGAACAACGTCGGGCCAGAAGCAAGTCATGAGAGCTGGATGGCTCAGAAGGTCGCAGATGGTTGGGTGTACGGGCCGACTAAAGACCCAGAAGCAAAAACGCATCACTGCATTGTTCCATTTGACATGCTTCCACGCGAGCAGCAGGCCAAGGACTTCATCTTCCGCGCTGTGGTGCACGCCCTGCGCCAAACAGCACCAGCAACAGAGGTTTCAGCATGACCGCCGGCAATAAACGCCAATACGTGACCGTCCGCCTGCCTGACGACATCATGGCCAAGCTCAAAGCCGAGGCCGAGCGCAACACCCGCAGCCTGTCTGCCCAGGTGCTGCATTACCTGAAGCAAGGCCTGGAAAAGGTGAAAGCATGAAGCGAGGCTGGCAGTTTGACGTGGAGTGGTTCACGCACCGCTGGCCGCTGTTTGTGTGCGGCATTCACCAAGGCCAGTTCTGCCTGTGCCTTTGGG